GTAAAATTCAAAGAAAGAGCTGGTGGAAGTGCTTGCTGTGAAGATGTACTTGATCAAGCCATTAGCGGGACAATTTGCTTTTGCATGTTGTTGGAGAAAAGCAGAGAACTGGCATGGAATCAAAGTATTTGATGCAGTAGCTAAGGGTAGCGAGACTGTTGGATGTTCCACATCAATGAAGTCAACGATGTATTGGTTGGCTGGAAGAGGCGAATTGTCTAGAGTTGTTGAAACGAACATGTCAGAAATGTTAAATGTTGTACGGGCTGTAGAAGGATCATACAATGCTACAGGCAGAACGGCTACATCATTTTCTGCATTGTCCTGTCTTCCTTGATCAGTGATAGTAACAGAACAACCAGAGGACATTTTTGTTGAACCACCATTTGACGCTAAGCTGATGATATGAGCGGTTGGAGTGTATCGATCGAGACGTGCCTGTTGGACATTACCACCAGCACCGTTGGGTAAAGATGTTATTAGACCCGTAGGAGCGCCTCCACCATAGTCTAGGCTGTAGCTTCTACCAGCAGAGTAATCAGCACCAACCCAGTGAGTTCCCCAATCAGAATTGACATCCGTGTGCGTCTCTGGACCGTTGAATTCATACGTAGGCGATGAGTTGGAAATGCCAATAGAGGGAACATACGGCACAGCTGGATTTTCCTGAGGGACAACAGCTGGAAGACCAAGAATTACACGACGGGCTGTGTTTACTTCGTGACGCATATCAGCGTAAGTGAGCAAGGATTCATACTTTGGGTAAAGATTAGAATCCAATGCAATAGTGAACTGCGTTAGTTCCATTCCTTGGCGTGCTGCTTGCTCCAGTAGGTTGACTTCACCTACAATTGGTGTTAGAGTGGAGCGTGGTTCGGCAAGTGCGAAGTCAATGTATGGTCTTGACTCAACGATGATTTGGATTTTCCCGATATCTGAATAGTTGTTGATCAGATCGGTAAGAAGCATAAAGTAAAGGCATGCCTGATCTTCTGGTGGTGGTTTGGTCAAATCAAAGTAGAATCGTCCGGTATCGCCTGCAACTGGATGTACGACAAAGGAAAATTCCTGTCCTGAAATAGCGGCATCTAGATCCACGGCTCCATAAGCGGAGCTATCTTGAAGGTTAACAACCCAATCGGATCTAGGTCTCCAACACATGCGGATGAGGCCTTGATTAATAGCATTGGTGACAATACGAAGCTTTACAGCAACGCTACCAGTCATTCTACAATGCAAGTTGGCATAATCACGGGCATAACCGCCAAGCATCTCAATTCCATAAGGAATTTTGAAAACAGGAGTTCCGGCAGTAGCATTAACAGGGACTTGAATTTGTCTGACGAGTTGGAATGAGCCAAGAGCAACGTCTTGAATATTTTCGGTGACTCCACCATATGCGAGAAACTGGTTTGGAAGACCATCAGTACGAGTACTAACGGCTGCAGGCATAGGAATGGTGGAGTTAGCGAACATATTAGACATAACAGGCATGGTAGCTTGGTCAACGGTGTCAAGGTGGGCTGTTCGGGTCATGATGGGTTCAACTAAAGCAGAAATACCGGCTCCAGGTGTTACTCCGGATTTTCCGCTGGTTACTGCTTGTGCATAGGTTTTGTTTCCAGCCATTTGTTGTTGTGGCTGTTGTTGACCCATCATCGGAAGCATTTGATTTTGTGGCTTTCTGGTACGAACAATATGGGACATCATGTCATGAAGGCTTTCATGTTCGATTTGATCGGGAGGTGGAGCGACATACGGAATGCCCAAGGGTTCTGTGTTTATTTTCTTCAAATCACACATTAGATAATGTTGTTTTTGAAATTCATAGACAGAAAATCCTTCAGCTTTGTTCAAGTTGGAGAGCATGTCGAAAATACCTCTGGCACTACTATCTTGGAAAGGGTAGTGTAGGATGGTGACTTCGGATGGAATAGTTGGGTCGAGAGTGAAATGAACGCCATTATATTCGTAAACTTTCTTGTCCTTGTAGAGTTGATCGAGGGCAGAGCGGCTGTACTTGAAGAAAAAGCAGACTTTCGAGACATCGATTGTCAGCCAGGCGGCCAACAAACGCAGTTGCTGCAAAAGATATAACTGTGACGAAGTCATTTCGTTAAAATTTCTTTGTTTTTCGGGTGTCAAAACACACGGAACACACATTTGAGATATTGCAAGTCCATGGACTTGTCGAGCAAGTCCTTCAAGCTCAGTCGCATATTCACTGCATCTTACAACTTCCCGAAAGTGAGGTTGTTCTTCAAGTAGGTTGTGCGTAGATTGGAGGAAACCATTATAAAAATCGCGTCCGTAGGGTACAGCAAGGGTCAGAATTTGTCTAATCAGGTCAGCAAGATGTTCAGCTGAATAATCAGTAGTCCAATAAACATGTCCGGATAAAATTTCAAGTTTAAACTTGTGCGTATAGACTCCATACTGTTCAAGGAGAACCCATTCACGGGAAATGAAAGGAATATCCTCAATCGGCATGCTGGTTGGTTCGCTACCATCTTTAAGTGGTGTGTCAACTACGACTCCGTGTTCAGCCATGTATTGTTTGAAGGCAACGAAGTCGTATCCTGAAGCGAGCAGACCCTCTGAGACGCAAACCTTACCATCATCACCGCAAAGCATTGCAAGAACATGTTCACGAAAATGATGATAGTCAGGACCAAAGTTGTTCTGTTGTGCAATCTTTACATAAAACATATAAAGAAGATACTCAAGATAGACAGAGTTGAGAACAGTAGTGCAGTCAGATCCTGAAGAATTTCCGCGAGTCTTGTGATAAACAACGTCTTGTGATGCAATGAAGTTGTCATATAGGTTTTGAATAACAACTTCAGCAATAACAAGATGTTGAGCCAGATCTTCACCACAGTTACATTCACG